TTTGTCCGAGCTAAGTGATGATGAGCTTTCAGCCCTGGGAGGCGATCAGCATGCCGCAGAATAGTGGCTTTATCCCCGGCAGCGGTGTGCAGGAAAGGGTCAAGCGCGAAAAGGCGCGGCGCCACTTCCTGGATTTTTGCGGCTATGTAGATAAGAAGTACCCAACCGACGCGCAGCACCTGCAGTTTTTGGCTGGCAAGCTGGAGCAGGTCGCCGATTATGTGCTATCCGGCGGGCAGCATGGCATCAGCCGTTTGATGGTCTTTATGCCTCCGCGATATTGGAAGTCTAGTTCATGTTCTCAGAAATTTCCTGCCTGGGTGCTCGGTAAAAATCCCGAGTTACGCATCATTCTGGCATCCTATGGCGCAGATCTGGCGACTGAACACAGTGGCAAGGTTCGCGATCTGATCGAAGGTGAACGCTATAAGAACCTTTTCGGCAGTCGCTCAAGCCGGGAGCTGCCGGTTGAGATCAATGAAGACAAACACTCAGCGGCAGCCTGGGCCCTGGAGAATCACAGCGGCGGGATGGTCAGCGCTGGTGTGGGCGGCGCCCTGGTCGGGAAAGGCGGCCACCTGATCATCCTGGATGATCCGTTTAAAAACCGCGATGAAGCCGCATCCGAATCCAATCGCAAAAAGCTGGTTACCTGGTACCGGTCCAGTTTTTATACCCGCCAGGAAGACAACGCGGCCATCATTGTGATCCTGACACGCTGGGATCAGGAAGATATCGCCGGGGTACTGCTGGCTGATTCTGTCAATGATGAAGAAGCAGACCAATGGGATGTCGTATTTCTCCCGGCCCTGGCCCTGGATGAAAAAGATTACCCGACTACCCAGGAGCAATACCGCGAAAACCTGCTGCGTGGCATCTTCATTCCGATGGGCGGGGACCAGATGGGTCGTCAACCTGGTGAGCCACTTTGGCCAAAAAAACATGATGCGAAAAAGCTGCGCACAATTTCCGCCAACATCGAAGATTTTGAGTTTATTTCGCAGTATCAGCAGATGCCGCGTTTGGCGATCGGTGGGTTTTTGGATGACGACGATTTCAAGATCGTCGATAAATGTCCAGAAGGTCTGCAATGGTTCTCTTATATCGACCTGGCCCTGGGCGCCAGTGAAACCAGCGATTTCAACGCCACCGGCGCAGTGGCGCTCGCTGGTGAGAACCTGTATATCCGCGACGTAATCGACGAACGCGATCTTGAAGAGGTCTTCCTGCCTGAGGTGCGTGAGCGCATGCTCTCAGATCGCGAAGCTGGCACGATCTGGGGCTTCGAAGATGTGGCATTTCAGGTGTTGGTGCTCAAACAATTCCTGAAAGATGCTGCCCTGGTTGACAAGGAAATCATGGCCGTGGTTCCCAAAGGCGACAAAGTTTCGCGGGCGCGGGGCTGGCGACGGCGCGCCAAGAATAAGCATGTTTTCCTGCTGCGTGGCGCCTGGAATAAGCGCCTGATCCGCCAGGCCGCGGCTTTCCCGAAGGGCCCGCACGATGACATGATCGACTTTATCAGCGGATCGGTGCAGATGATCGCGGATGAGGCTGATCCAGACGGCAAGAAACCGGCCAGCAGCCCGCCTGTGGTCGTCAGTTCGGAAGAAATTTTCAGTTCCTATGCAGGCTTGTGAGGAGCAGCCCATGTCAAAAAAATTGGAAGAATATGTAAAAGGCTCGATTGATTATGTCTGGCAGTCCATCCGGAAAGCGTTTTATTTGCAATTCCCGCAGCCGAACATGACCGGTGCCTGGCAATACAACATCGAGGAAGTCTTCGACGATCATGTGGTGGTCTATGCCAGGCTATGGGTGGATGGCACATCCAAACGCGATCCGCTCAATGAAGATGAGTATTACCAGGTTGACTTTCAAAAGTCAGGCGAAAGTTACCTGTTTTCAACCCGCGACCAGTGGAAAATCATCGAAATGAAATATGCCGATAAAACCATGGCCGAAAGTCGCGAAGGTAGTAAGCACAAGGGCAAGCGCCTCGAAGAAAGCATCATACCGGCGCAGGTTCAACTGCTTGAGGCGAAGGCCGAAGATAAGACCCGCCGCATCCGCATCAATGGCCTGATGGAAGCGGACAAGCTCAATGGCAATCATCGCCGATACTCAAAGAGCGTTCTCGAATCAGCGGTTTTGGAATGGAAAAACCATCTGCATGAGAGCGCCGGGCAGGGACGGCTGAAGATCTTGACAGGTGAAGTGGAACATCCAACCGAAAAAGGCAACAAGCGCCCTCAATTCCTGGAGACCGTGGTTGTCTGGGATACCTTGCACTGGAACGGTGAGCGGCTCGACATCGAGGGCAATCTCATCGAGACCAGCAAAGGCCGTGACGTGCTTGCGCTGATGGAGGCTGGCGTTCTGCCCGGCGGATCAGTCCGGGGCGCTTATGACGCCAAATCTGCCAAAGAAGGCAAGACCCTCATCGAGGAAGTGACCTGGTGTTCGTTCACCGGCGCTGACCTGGTGGGCGACCCGTCGTTTTCCAACGCGGCGGAATTAACCGAATCAATCAACCAAAAACCGGAGGACGAAATGAACCTGGAAGAACTCTTGAAGATGCTCAAAGAGCATCCTGAACTTTTTGAAGGTATTAACCGCGACGCGCTTGAAAAAATGGGCGATGCCCAGCTTAAGCGCCTAGAAGAGAGCATGCGCGTAAAGCTCGGCGTGGGCACAGAAGCCGACCTGGGCAAGGCCCTGGATAGCCTGCTGCAGGCACAAAAAGAATTGAACGAAAGCAAGCGCGCGACATTGGTTGGCAAGGCTATTGAAGATGCCACCCAGCAGCTTCCCTATGGTGAGGAAGGCAATAAATCCTTTGTCGAAGCCATTCGCGCGGCCAACCCGCAGGATGGCGAGGCCGTCAAGTCGTTGGTTGAGTCCAAGCGCCGCGAATATGACAAAATCTTCGCCGGTCGAAAGCTCGAAAAACTCGGCTTTACCGGAAAGATCACCGGCATCAAACCGGTGCTCGAATCCGAAACTCAGACCCCCGAATTTGCCCGGGCCAGTTTTGAGTTAACCGAATCGATCCGCAAGTACCAGAACCGCCCGGTCCGCCAGCAGGCCCTGACCCTCAATGAGCTTTACGCACAAAAGGTGCTTGAGCGCTTTGATACCTTGTATAAGGGCCATCTACTGCAGGAAAGTCGCATGTTCGAAGAGGCCGAGCAGGCCAGCGATTTGAACCTGCCTTATTCGGTTTCCCGCGCGGTCATCGCTGAAGCGTTCCCGAGCCTGGTTGCTTCAGGGATCTTCGATGTCGGCATCATGGAGAATTCGCCCACCAACCTGTATTTCGAGCACTTCAGCGGAGAAACAGGTTATGCGCCGACCGTGACCGATGAAGTTGTAGCCGCGAGTCACAATGCCTGGGTCAGCCTGGCTAACCAGCGTCTTTCGCCTGGGACCGTTGTGGTCACCAACAGCGGGGCCACGGTCACCTATACCGAGGACACCGACTATCTGATGGATTATGCCAACGGCCGGTTCTATGCGCTTTCGACCGGAGCCATCACCAATGCCCAATCATTGAAGGTTGATTACACCTATACGGCGATCCGTAAGGGTGAAATGGTGGCCATCGAACGCGGTAAGCTGACGATCGATTTCATCACCATCACGGCCAAGGCCGATCGCCTGGCTGACCAGATCAGCCGTGAGGCAATCGTCTTCAGCCGCTCCCAGTTGGGCTTTGACGCCGTTCTGCGCACCCTGGCTTCCTTGGTGCGGCAAACCACGCGCAAGATCGACCAGGGCATGCTGTATATGGCCCTGAGCGCAGTCAAGACCGTCGCGGGCAACAGCGGTGGCACCTGGACGGCAGCCAGTGACACGCTTGATGACCTGGTGAAGAAGATCGGCGTGGCGCGCGTGCTGGTTGGCAAGCGTTATTACGAGCCGACCTTTGCGCTTATGTCTCTCAGCAACATGGATAAGCTGGCGAACTGGGAGAACTTCGAAGCTGCTGGCAGCCGCCCGGATGCTGATATCAGCGCCAACGGCTACGTGGGCCGCGTCAAGGGCCTGCATGTCTTCAACAGCACCGAATTCACTGATGGCCATATCGTGGTGGGCAACTCTGAGCTGGTGCAGCATCGTATCTACCAGCCGATGCAGACCAAGGGCCCATATCCCAGCTATGACAGCAACGGCAAGATCGTGGCCGCGGATCAGTATTACACCGAGGAATTCAACGCCACAGAGACCCCGGTGCCCAGCAAGGGCGCATTCGTCAAAGTGGCATAAGCTGCCATTCCATATAATTCTCTATCCTGTCGTTCCTAAAAAACGGCAGGATAGAAACAAAAAAGGAAAAACCTCATGGTCGAAATTTTATACAAAGGCAAAGGCGAGCGCGTGGTATTGGGGTTCTACATGAACCCTGGCGAGCTGCGTTTTGTGACCGAAAAGCAGGCCCAGCAGTTGGTTGATGCTGACCCAAAAAGCTTCGAAATTTTGAAGCCTAAAAGCGGAAAGAAAACAAAGACCGAATCGAAGCAGCCTGAACTTTCTGCAGATGGTGAAATGCCCACCGGCGAGGGCGGGTAGTTCCCTTTCTCCTAAAGGGGGCGGGCGGTCATGCTCCGCCCCCGAAAGTGAGCCATAAATGAGTATTTTATTATCCGATCTGGTCGAGCAGTTGCAAGCTGATATCCCCGCTCAAGGCGGCGTTCCAGGCGCTGAGCAATACGAAAGTGCTGTGTTAACGGCTGTGGTAGATTTTGGGAACCGCGCTGGGCGATTGAAACGCGCCTCGCTCAATATCATTTCGGGAACCGCCGTCTATGATCTGCCTGCCGATTTTCTGAAGATGGTCAAGCTTTTCAGCCTGACAGCCCTGAATGGCATTATCAATACCCCCTCGGGTCTGATCCCCGTCAGTGATGCATTCCAGGAAGAATATTTCATCGCTGGCGGCCAGATCAATTTCTACCCAACCCCAGCTTATAACCTGGCGCGTGAGTACCGCTATAAGGCTGGATTCGCACTGACTGGCACCGGCGCATCCCGCGCCTACGCAGACATGACCCAGGTGGAAGCCGATATCGTCATGCTTTCGGCGCAGGCCCGGGCTACCAAGAAAATCGAAAATGCGGCCGGTGGCGGGGTATCGTACCGGCAGGGCGATGTCAGTGTAGATACGACCGGCGCGGCTGCCGCCCTGCGTGCCAGCTCGGATAGGCTGAACACTGATTACCTGGCAGCGGTTGACGCTTATATTGGCACGGTCCTGGTGATGGAATGAGCAGCATCAGCGAGGCGCTGACAATGGTCCTGAACGACCGCTCGCAGAGCATCGTTCTGCGCAGAGCCGAGACAACCCTGGCGGCGCAGTCGTTTCGCGTTGAACGGATTTCGAAAGCCGCCCTATACCGGGATGACGCCAGCCGTGAACGGCGCAGCGATGTATGTCTGCTGGGGGCCGCGAATGCCGATATCGCAATTGGTGACCGCTTCAATGCGGATGGCGGGCTGCTCTACCAGGTTAACTTTATTCAGCCCAACCGGACCTATGCGACCCTGGCTGAAGCGGTGGTGGTCAAATGAGCGGATCCGGTTTTGTGTGGGTAGAATCGCCCGAAAATATCGCAAAAGGCTTTATCGATTATGGTAACAAGGTCGAAGCTGATCTATATGCCATTGCCGGAAAGTGGGGCCAGGATGTGCAGGATGCAGCCAGGCAGAATGCGAAATGGGAAGATCGGACCGGTAACGCTCGCAGCGGGATTTTTTATGCAGTCGATGGTCTGGGGATGGACACGATCCTGGGAGAAGCCAGTGCCGGGGCAAAAGCCTTGATGTCTGACACGAGTGTAGAGCAGGGCAGCGCCAAAGCGCTGATCATCATCATTTCGCACACGGTGTTTTATGGCAAGTACCTGGAATTATCAAACGGTGGCCAGCTCGCCATCATCATGACCAGCATCGAAGAAAACTTGCCGCGCCTTGAACAAATGGTGCAGCAGATCTTCAAAGGGTAATTTTATGGCAACTTTGTGGTCCAGAATAGCAAATATTTTCAATACCCAGCCTGAGTCGGTCAGCACACTCACCGGATCCGGTGAACACAGCGATGTTAGCGGGGTTGCGCTGATGGAGCGTATGCGGGCCGATACCGAACGCGTGAGCATCATTAAGACCTGCAGAACAATGTACAAGACTGACCCGCGGGTAAAAAAAATGCACCGAATGTTGGCGCGTGACCTGGTGCGCGGCGGTTTCATCATCAAAACGGATCATACCGAAGCCAAGCAGGTCGCGACCAAATTACAGATCCGCTTACGGCTTAATCAGATCTGTGAGGATTACACCCGGCTTTCTGCGCGGGATGGCGATTCATTTATCGAAATTGGCGTCAATGAGAACCTGGACATCACCGAATTGAGCCGAAAACCGACACTGAAAATGCACCGCAATTCGGATGATGCCGATAGATTCGCGGAGACCAACCGCGCGTTCTGGCTGGATGATTCACCCTTTGGAGCGAGCGCCAGGCCATCGCAAACCGCGATCTGGTTCGCGGAGTGGCAAATGCTGCATCTGCGCTGGGATCATGATGAAGAGAACCGCTATGGCACACCGATGATGGCAAGCGCCACCGGCGTCTATAAACGCCTGTCTGAAGGCGAAACCGATGTGGCCGTGCGGCGCAAAACGCGCAGCGGCCGCCGCTATCACCACGTCATCGAAGGCAGCGCGGCAGACGTTGAAGCCTACAAGGAAACCAACAAGGCAGCGCTGAATTCCCCTTTTGCCGCCATGGTCGATTTTTTCAGCAATAAAAAAGGCTCGATTTCTGTCCTGGACGGTGAGGGCGCGAACCTGGGCGTCATCGAAGACATCAAATATCACCTGGAAACACTTGGCACCGCGGGCGATGTGCCCCTGGGGCTGGTTGGCTACGGCGGAGATTTGAATCGTGACATCCTGGGTGACCAGAAGGATCAATATAACGAATCACTCGAACAGGGTCGCGAATGGCTCTCTGATCAATTCCTGAAGCCGCTCTTCGAGCGTCAATGGCTATTGGCGGGTATCCTGCCGGAAAGTGTTAAATACTCGCTGATCTGGCGGCCGCGCGTCAGCCTGACACCGGTCCTGATCAGGGACCTGGCGGATGCGCTGCTGAAGTTGAAACTCTTGCAGGTCAGCGATGCCGACATCAGCGCGATCTTATCCTACTTTCTGCCGGGCGTTGAGCTGGACGCTGCAACCCTGGCGGCCGCCTCCGGAACGGATAGCGAACGCTTTGCCGGAATGTTGAAAGGCTTGAGCATCTGATATGGCAAAAAAGCTAAGCGAGATCCCGACCAGTAAACTGCAGGCTGCGCAGATCGCGGCCCTCGCCCGCATCCATCTCTGGGTGACCGGAGAAATCCATTTGCGCATCAATGATTTTACGCGCCAGGCGCGGGCGATCCTGATCAAGCGCGCCGATGGCGATGGTGTCTTCGACGGCGCTTCTAGTTACCAGGCGCAAATTGAGATCCTGCGCGCCTGGGGCGATGTGCAAAGCGAGATCCTGAAGTTGATGCAGGCGGGCATGCGCCAGGCCGCGCGCCTGCCGTTTGCGCTGCTGGCCGAGGAGCACCAGCGCCGTTTTGCAGATTTGCCAAAGATGGTCAGCGAGGCGCAGGGATCAGCCTATGCCGGTTGGGTTGAGCAGCAATTCCGTATGCTGATCGATCAGGCCAATACGCGTGTGCTGAACGGTCTAAATTTATCCGGGCGGGTCTGGCGCTTTGATCGCGAAACACGCGAAGATATTAACACATTGATTGTCCAGGCTATTACATCCAAGCAGGACGCCTGGAGCCTGGCAAAGGACCTTGAAAAATATCTTGGATCAAGCCAGGATTGCCCACGTTGGACATCCAGTCGATTGTATGGCCTGACCAAAAGCGATATTGCCAGCGGCGATCTGCAGGGCCTGGTGACCGGTGATGCCTGTGATGGTCAGGGCGTGGCCTACAAGGCGCTGCGCATGGCGCGCACTGAAATTCAGGCTATCCATGCTGATGCAACCACTCGGCAACTGGCAGCCTCGCCATGGGTACAAAAGGAAAGGATCGTGCTTTCTACTGGTCACCCTGAACCGGACATCTGCGACGATGTCATCAACGAGGGCGATGATGGCAAAGGAATTTACGAAGTTGGCAGCATCACCCTGCCGCTGCATCCTCAATGCCTTTGCTACAAAGTGGCCGTTTCGATGAGTGACGATGAATTCGTTGCCAACATGCGCGGCTGGCTAGATAACAGCCAGGCCTGGCCGGAGATGGATGCCTACAGCGCCAATGTGGGTGGCACAAGCGCCAACCTGGCAGCTGAAAACGCGGCGCTTAATACCTGGCTATGGGGCACGGAGAAAGAACTGGAAAAGGTGATGAAATGAGCCTGACCGGAGATATCAAGGACCTTTTGGAAGCCGATACCGCCCTGATGGCAATCTTGACCGGCGGCGTGCATGATGCTGTTGAAATTTCCCGCCAGCTCACGCCCGGGGCTTTCGATGCAAATAATGAGATTAAACCTTGTGCACTGGTCAAAACTGGTACAGAGACTGCTGTTCACAACAAGATCAGCGCGATGCAAACTTCGTTGACGATCTACTTCTACCAGCGCACCGGCTACACAGTTATCGATGTTGCGCTGGCCAGAGTTTTAGCAATTCTCAATCTCTATCACGCGGTCAACATTTGGGAGATTGAGTTTAACAATGAAATTGCGCGGTCAACTGATGATGCTCTGGCTTCATCGCTGGCCGTTCAACGATATGACGTAATCCGCAAACGGTAATTCACATTCAAATGGAGGTCTGAAATGGCAGGATTTGGCGATCAGCCAATGGGCATCAAGCAGATAAAAATCAAGGTTGGCGCGGTAGTTAAGGAATTACCTGCCGGTATAACCTTGAAGTTCAAAGAGAAGGTCATCAGCGCGCGCGGGCGTGGGGGTGATCGTCTTGTAGCGCTGGCCAGCGTTCCGGACGGCGTTGAATGGGAAATGGGCAGCCTGGGTGTGCCACTGGAAGCATACGCGATGATGACCGGGCTAACGGTGGACACTACCGGCACAACGCCCAACCAGATAAAAACGCTATCCAGTAGCGATAGCAACCGTTACCCCTATTTCGATATCTATGGCAAGTCCCTGGGGGTAGGTGCGGATGATATCCATGTGCATATCATCAATGCCAAGCTGACAGAAGGCATGGATGCGCCCTATGAAGATGGAAAGTTCACCAATAGCGGCTTCAAAGGCGAAGCGTTGGATTGGGAACTCGTACAAAATGAGACCGCAGCTACCCTACCTGCGGATGCATAAATGAATTCCTTCTAACTCTCCCCAGGCGAAAACTTGGGGAGAGTGAAGAGAAAAGGTGAATCATGGATAAAGCAGCATTGGAACAATCAAAACAAGCAAAGCGCGAACAACTGGCGGCCTGGCGCGCATCTCGCACACAGGAATTATCACTGCCATCCGGGCTGACCG